GTAGCAGCCACATCTTTAGCAATACCTGCTTTTGCTTTTTCAATATCCAAAGCACGACGAGCTAATTCTTGAGCAGCGGACGGATCACCATTCTGAAGAGCAGTAGCAGCAGCCTGACGCAGTGCAGCAGGATCTGCGATGTCCACACCCTGAAGCAACTCTTGACGTTGGCGTACACGCATCAGCTCAGGATCTTGAGCGCCTAACAAACCACCCACACCACGAGCCAAGTTACCTGCACCTTGATAGATAGCGAAGTTAGCTTGTTGGAAAGGATCAGAGATAGAAGCAAAATCCATCGCCTCTTGACGTAATTGTTGTTGGCGCTGACGTTGCAGAGACTCAGGAGTCACACCAAATAAACTTTCAGCTACAGTAGCCATATTATTTAAACTCCTATTTAGAATATGTTATCACGTCCGGGGCCGATGCCAACAATGCTCATGTCTGCTTGTGGGGCAGCTCTGGTAAACAAATTACCAAGGGCAGAAGTAAAGGCATTATTACCACCTGCTGCGGTTAATGCAGTAGCCCAAGGATTGAAAGCATCAGCACGGGCTTGTGTAGAAGCAGCGGCTGCTTGAGGATTGAGACGCATTTGTGAAGCATTTGCATTGATCTGAGAGGCACGAGCACCTAAATCAGCGCCCAGCATCAAAGGCTGTTGACCAAGTTTCTCAATAGACTCAGCAATACCGAGTTGAGACTGCAATGGAGCTAATCCACGAGAAGCCAAATCAAGACCAGAACTAAACAAGCCAGTACCAACATTCAGATTAGACAACAGACGCTGACGGGCAATGTCTTCAGCTTGTTGTTGTGTCTGTAGAGCACTAGCGCCCAAACCAGCACCCAAGCGAATATCTTCAGCAAGGCGTTGACGTCCAATATCAGAACCACGAGCAGCCAGTTCAGCGTCTTGACGAGCCACAGCATTGAAGTATGCAGCCATCTCAGGGTTAGTGTTCTGTAAGTCGCCGCCTTGAGCAACAGCTAGACCACCACGACCGCTACGGAACAAGCCTTCACGAGTCTCAGCCAGTTGACGCTCACGCTCAGGACGCAAGAGAGCTTGCTGCTGTTGTACGTATTGTTGAGCTGCTGCTGTCGGGTCGTATGAAGTAGGTGTTATTTGACCAGCTAAACCTCGAAGCTGTTGAGCATAGGCCATAGCTTCAGGAGATGCCTGTGACTCAGCAGAAGTAGGCAGGAACTGACCACCAAGACCAAATAAACCTTGGGCTTGTTGCAGTGCTTGACCACTCAAATCACCTTGTCCTAATTGAGAGAACAAACGATCTTGAATAGAAGCTAACTCAGGTGATAACTCATAACCAGCGCCTAGTAAAGCACCTGTAGTTGGATCAACTTGAAAGTTAGACGAACCAAAGCGAGAGGTAATGCCGACAGGACGGAAGCGGCTAGATTCAAAAGCCTGATTACCTGCTTGACGAAGAGCTTCAGCTTGTGCAGCAGCAGCCCTACGAGCAGACCTGCCACCTAACAGTCCACCGAGAAGCTGCATACCTCCAGCGATAAGTGTGGGAGCAACCATATAATTATTCCTTATTAAATGTCTTTAAACTATCAGGCGTTTAATCCGTACGCTTCCACATCGCTACAGTGATGTAGGGTTGCAGGTTGGCGTTGGTGGCGCTGGAGCCACTGGTAGAGGTTGTTCCACTGAACCCGTGGGTGTGGTCTTGGCTAGTACCGCTGGTAGTGTCGTTGCTTAGTGTGCCGTTAACAGACCCGTTGTAAGGAGCTTCTGGCAAACCACCGGGTGGAAATGCTGTTGCTGCTTCGTGCAGTCTATGTACGTGGTCATTACTCTGCCCACCAGTGGTTCCACTGAACGTATGGTTGTGGCTAACCAGTGTAGCGTCCTTGCTACCGCCCGTCTCTTCCAAGGAATCAAACAGTGAGTCTGAGCCATTCAAGCCTACCATGACTCGACCAGCACCAAAGGCTACCCAAGTACCGAAACCTAGCAAAGTAGCGGGGTTAGTGGTTACACCTGAATTAATATAAATAGAGCCTACTGGATACACTGCTTGAAACGCAGCTTGAACAAAAGCAGTAGTGGCTACTTGAGTAGTATTAGTGCCTGTAGAAGCTGTGGGAGCCGTAGGAGTCCCGTTAAATGCAGGACTAGTTAAAGTCTTGTTCGTTAAAGTAGCTGTTGCAGTACGTTCGTTAGTTACTGCCGTCCCCACAAAAGCAACGGTAGCTACTTGAGTAGTGCTGGTTCCCGCAGAAGCAGTAGGAGCTGTTGGAGTACCAATTAAAGCAGGACTATTTAAATCAGCTTTGGTAGCCACTGCTGTAGCAATGTTATTAAATTCAGCATCAATCTCAGTACCTTTAACAATCTTTAAAGGATTGCCAATGGATAAAGAATCTTTACTGGCAAAGTTTGTACTTTTTACGTAGTCCGTCATGATTAAACAATCTTTCCATTTTTAGCTTGTATTTCCAACTTCTGTATACTCAGAGCCGCACCATTAATATCAGCCTCATACCCTGTTTGAATAACCTTGCCAGCACCTGTTGGATAAGCCACCAAAGTCTGCAAGGAAGTTCCTCCAGAGTATTGTGCTATATTATACTCCGAAATTCCGTAATAGTCAACACTTTGTGTAGGAATTTTTACAGTTTGACCGTAATAATTACCAGAAAAGTCATATCCCCACTTTACCGTGACATACTGGTCTGAACCACCAATGATAACCACTGATAGTTTCTTTAAAACAGACGTTACCGAAGGAGTGCCTAAATCAGTGTGGTTGGTAAAGTATTGAAAGCGATAAGATGAAGCGTTGTCTAAGTATCCTGTGTATTCAGCAATAAACCCTGCTTTACCTAATAACAACTCTTTATTGACATTATCGTAGCAAAAGCTTTTAGGCTCAATACTATCCCAAGTTGTTACCCTAGACGATCCATCTTGTAACGTAGCCTTAAGGTCAAAGCAGTATACCGACTTTAGGGCAGGAAGGGTAATCAAGTAGAATGAATCAAAAGGACTGTAAACAGCTTTGATTGAAGAAGTTACTTCGCCTGCAACAGCAGACATAAGATCATCTCTTACGTTCTTACTCAAGTCACGGAAGGGTGCTGACTTCTCTTGAATAGTCCTCAGAACACTTCTTACACCTGTATCAGACAGGAAAATGATGTCCGATCCTGTGTTAGCAATAGAATCTCTTGCAATACAGCCGATCCCTGTAATGGAATCAGACAATACCATGTTGGAAGGATCGTTAGCATTGGCGTAGACAAGAATGTTGTTACGACCAAAGATAAACAAGAAGTTATTGTGAGCAGCCAATGCAGTGATGTTGTCTGCACCGTTAGGCCAGTATTGGGTAACATCTAAGGAACCCGATGTACCACCTGACCACTTCATACCAGACAACAAGTCAGAGAAGTAAACTGTATCTTTGTTTGCAGTTGAGTTAGCTACCCATAACCGACCAAAGGCTGATAAAGCACAATCACCTGCCAATACAGTGCCACTGTAACCAGAGTGTTCAGACACCCTACGATACTGTGTGGTGCTCAGGGCAGGATCATAAACCAATGGATCATGTCCGCTTTGGAACAGATACAGGATACCATTCAAAGAAGCTGACTGCCAGTTACTAGCTGTGATAGTCGGAGCAGTTCCACCACCACCGTAGGTCAACTCAGATAATGTACCACCATTAAGTCTGAATAACTTATTGTTACCTGCTGCTACTGTATATTGAAGACCTGCCTCAGTCAATAACTGAGAGATCATCCGTACATCAGCAGTGCCTAAAGCAGCTAAGGTATTGTGTTTAGCTTGCCAGCCTTTACGAGCACCAATACGACCATATTTGTCGATCACACAGTTGTTAGCCACCAGAGCAAAGCCAGAGGCTAAGTCCAGCGACGAGTCCTGAGTGTTCAATCCAAAGAAGCCCGGAGCTGTAATACTGAATGTTTGAATTGTTTGGGCCATAGCTTACACAGCCTCCCAAGTCTCTTCCTCGATAAAGCGAGAACTCTCTACCGCAATAGCGTCAGCCAAAGCAGAACTATACAGGCCGTAGGCTTCAGAGCTATTCAAGCCACCATCCTCACCACGCTCCACCAATGCACGAGCCAAAGCACCTAACACCACAGGGTTCTTAGGAGTCAAGAGTGTGTCTGCATCATGTACCAGTTCGGGCTGTGGGATGTACAAGTTAAAGTACAATGTCAAGCCTGCTGTAGGAATAGGATAGAAGTCTACCTTTGTATCTCCATCAGTATCCACACCGTTGAAGTTGTAGTACTGCGGAGCGCCTGTTGAGGGATCATCCAACAGATAACGAGACATCAACGGAGTAGGAATATTACGAAGAGTAAACTTATTGGTGATGTCTTGAGCATCAATGACTTTGAACATCAGTCCAGAGCCATTGAGCACATAACCGTAGGTGTTAGCTAGAGTTTCAATAACAAGTGTGTTTGTTAAAGAGTTCCAGTTATAAGCATCTTCTACTTGTCTTTTAGAGTCATTAACCAACTTACCAATAAGCTTGGATAAGACGTTCTCTTGGACAGTAGAAACTTCAGGTTCACGTAAGCGAACAAGAATATCATTAACCAAATCAAGGTAGGTGGGCAGTGCCATTAAAGTTCTCCGGAAAATACATTAAAGGAATTCTCACTTCGTTGCGAAGCCATCTTAGATTCCTTCTTTCTTAATTAACTCAAAGGTGCAGATAGTACTGAAGTTACTGCCAGCTTCGTCCTGCATGACGATAGTGTCGCCCTCTTCCATGACAACATAAGCTGCCTCGTTTTGTCGCACAAAGCCACCGCCTGCAACAGAACCGTTCTGCACATAAATGTTAGCAGAAGCACTAGCATCTCTCCAATACACAGAAATACTTTTAGTAGATCCACCGTTATTGAAGAGATACATCAATATCCATTTAGCGTAGTAGCCAGTAGGTACTGTGTACACTGTAACAGGAACTCCAGAAGATAAGTTTATACCTACCGTTATAGGGCGAGGAGCTACAGCCATGATTACTTAGCTTTCTTCTTCTTATCTTTATTCTTCTTGGTACGCTCACCACGCTCAGGCTTAGACCTACCTACGCTTCCGCTGGCTTCGCTTAAAGCAATAGCGATAGCCTGTTTCTGTGGTTTACCTTCTTTGACCATCATGGAGATGTTCTCAGAAACTGTCTTATCAGACTTTCCTTTTTTAAGTGGCATATTAATTACTCCAAGGTGTACCAGTTGCAATTTTAGGAGCCTTCTGTTCTGCAATGTTCGCAGCCAGAGCAGCGTCAACAGCAGCAACACCATCAGCACCCAATGAGCCTTTGACCCA